TATTACTGCGCCGAGATCACCCACGACAGCGGCAGCGGCGTCGTCTGCTCCTGTGTGGCCGTGGCCCGGCCCACCTACTGCCCGGCGGCGGAGCCCACGCTGGTGGTCAGCGTCTAAAAAAACGGGAGACGAGGGGTTCCCTCATCAGTCGCCTCCGGCGACAGCTTCCCCCAGGGGAAGCCAGCCGCTGCGGCGGGGACGGAGGGGACGAGAGACGGAGGACAGCATGGCAACACTGGAAGAAATCAAAAGCTACATGCACGCCGAGGGCGAGGAGGACAGCGCCATCGAGCCCTTTGTGGCCTCCGCCGTGGCCTACCTCGCCGGGGCGGGTGTCCGGGAGGGCGACGTGCGGCCCGACGCCTACGACCTGGCCCTCAAGGCCCTCACCCTGCATTATTACGACAACCGGGACGGCGCCGCCGTCCCGGAAGGGCTGAATCGGCTGGTGACCCAGCTCCAGTATGCGAGAGTGGAGGAGGGTTCGGAGGCATGAAGCCCATCGACGCGGGACAGCTCCGCACGCCGGTGACGGTGATCGCGGTGAATGAGCTGCGCTACACCCCCGGCTTCAGCGAATTTGAGCTGGGAGAGGCCCTCGGGTATCCGCTGTATTGCCAGTGGATTGAGGCCCACGGGAGCGACTTCCAGCCGGAAGCGCACCTCCGCCGGGCCACCCTCCGCTGCCGCTGGACCCCGGCGGTGACTACCGACTGTTATATCCGCCACGGCGGGGAGCTCTGGGAAATCCTGAGCTGCGAAAACATCCGGGATCGCGGGGAATGGATGGAAATGCAGATCCGCCGGACGGCTCCTGCCCCCGGCGGCGCGGTGACGCTTTGGAGCGCCGGGAAGCGGGTGTCCTTGAAGGGCTCGTACCTGGACCGGGAGGACGGCTACGACCGGGCGAACACCGGGCGCGTCTCCACCGGCGGCGCAGCCCTCATCATTCCCCGGGAGCATCAGGCCAGCGCGGAGGGCATTTCCGTGGAGTACATTCGGCCTATTGCCTATGCCCAGCTACGGGAGAACGAAAGAGGCGGGTACTACACCATTGACAGCGGGAGCTTTTTTGCCCTGGGGGACCTGCCGACGCCTGCGCTGCTTTTCTCTCCGGAGGATTATGACGGAGTGCTTTCCGCCGACGGTTATCTTTTGGCGGCGGCAGACATCCCGAAGAACCCGAAATATCAGGATATTAACGCCGTATATGACGATGTTTTTCTCGTCAAGAGTGTGGCCATGAAGAACCGGGGAGACCCCATCGCGGAGTATTTGGAGGTGGAGGGAAAATGATTCGGACTTCGGTACGGACAAACATCGAGCCCGGCCCGCTGATCACGGCCTGCACGAAAGCGGAGCACGCCGTGGCGGTGCAGGTGGAAAGGGACTGCCGTCCCCGTGTCCCCGCCGCCACCGGGCGGCTGCGCAGGTCCGCCAGGGTGTATGGGCGCACCATCGTGTGGGACACGCCCTACGCCAGAATGCTCTATTCCGGGAACGTGTATGTGGACCCCAAATGCAAAAAGGCCGGCTTCGTCTACCCCAAGCTGGGTATCATCCGGAGCAGGCAGGGCGTCAAAAAGGTGAAGGCAGAGCCGGAGCGGAAGTTTAACATCCGGCGGGGCGAAAGCGACTGGTTCTATGACACGAAGCGGGCGATGGTGGGCCGCTGGGTGCGGGTCGCCGGGAGGGTAACATCTGATGGCTAACGAATCGCTGCGGCTGCTCGGTGCTGAAAGTGCCGAAGCTGTCCACCGCTCGCTGCGGGCCTGGCTCAACACCTGCCCGGAGCTCCCGGCGGGGGCGGAGGTCAGCTTTGAGGACCTGCCGGAAAACACCTGGGGCATCTGCTTTTCCACCGACCAGGCGCCCATCTACCTGGCCCGCTATATCCTGGGGGGGTACAAGGCCCAGTATCAGTTCCGTCTTATTTACCGGGTGCTGCCCTCTGACGACAGCGACATCCTGAATGCCGTGGAAACCCTGACGCGCATCAGCGCCTGGTGTGCCTCCGCCGAGCCGCCGGAGATCGAAAACGCCTGCTCGGTGAAGCTGGAGCGCACCAGCGACGCCGCCATCCTTGCCGCCTATGAGGACGGCAGCAACGACTACGGAACATCACTCACAATGACATGGGAGGTAATCTAAATGGCAGATTTGACTTTTAACACGCCGGATGGACAGACCATTAAGCGGGAAATGCTGCTGGCCTGCCTCAACACCGGGACCTCGTCTTCCCCCGTCTGGTCCCCGGTAGGCAAGCGTGTGACGGAAAGCTCGGAGGAAGTTGAGTGGAGCAAGGAGACGAACACGGACATCCTCGGGAGAAGCTACAGTGACCTGAAAAAGCCTGTCCTCAACCAGACCTTTGAGCCTCTTCCTCTGGACGGCGGCGATGCGGCCATCGTCAAAGTCTGGAACCTGGCGTTCAGGGAACAGGATTACACGGCCCTGGCTGCGCTGGATATGCTTATCGTCCACTTCTACGCCGGGACGGCGAATACCGCCGTGTTTGCCGAGCGCTATCCTGCCTGCGCGGTGACCCCCTCCTCCCTCGGCGGCGAAGGCGGCGGCAACCTCGGGATGCCCCTGGAGGTGACCTACGGCGGCGAGCGCACAACGGGAACGGCGGCGAAGGACGCCACCACAGGCGCGATTACCTTCACCCCTGACGCCTGATTCCGGGGGTGGCATAGATGGAAATCAATGTCAGCACCGGCGTTGAAGAGGTCGAAATCAAGCGAAACGGGGAGAAGGTGGGCATCGTCCGCTTTTCTCTCTCCGACCCGGCGCTCCTCGTGCGGCTGCGGAACGTTTCCGCCGAGGCAGAGCGCATTCAGCGCGAAAGCCGCCTGGCGGAGTTGAAGGACGACCTGGACGCCGCCCTGACGGAGGCCCAGCGAGTGGACGGAGAGATCCGCAAGGCGTTGGATGCCTGCTTCCTTGCCCCAGTCTCTGAGATTGCCTTCGGGGAGAGCTTCAGCTTCACTACCTTCGAGGGAAAGACGCTGGTAGAGCAGTTCCTTGAGGGCGTGATTCCCCATGTTGAGCGCTGCTTCAAAGCGGAGATGAAGGCGGCCGAAGCGCGGCAGAAGAAGTACCTGGAGAAGTACGGAAGATGATCGGGTATGACCTCCCCAGCACCGTCACGGTGGCCGGGCAGGTGTGTCCGATTCGGACAGACTTCAGGGCGGCCCTGGACATCATCGCCGCCCTGAACGACCCGGAGCTGACGGACTTCGACCGGGCAACGGTTGCCCTGGGGATTTTTTACCCGGAAGAAACCCCGGCAGACCTCAACGGAGCCCTGGAGGCCTGCTTCTGGTTCATCTCCGGCGGGGAGGAGCAAAGGCAGACGGCCCCGCAGAAGAAGCTGGTGGACTGGGAAAAAGATTTTCGCTGGATTGCCGCCCCCATTTCCAAGGCGGTGGGGCGGGACATCCGGGGGATGAAAATGCACTGGTGGACCTTCCTCGCGTACTACTACGAAATCGGGGACTGCATGTTTTCCCAGATTGTGCGCATCCGGGACCGGCTGGCCCGCGGAAAGCCGCTGGACAAGTCCGACCGGGAGTGGCTGCGGAAAAACGCCGATCTGGTGAACATCGAGACAAAGTACACCGAAGCCGAGGAGCAGCTTCTGGATGACTGGGTTAAGGGGGGATAAGAGATGCCGACAAGCGTGGGCAGCGTTTCCGTGGAGGTCCGCGTGGACAATAAGGACGCGCTGAATGAGCTGAACAAACTGCGAAGGAGCATGGGGAAGCTCAGTGACGAGCTCAAATCAAAAGAGGCGAAGCAGAGCAGCATCGAGCAGGAGATGCAGCGGGCCGAGGTCGAAGCAGAGCGCGCCCGCATCCAAGTGGAGAAGCTCAAGGCGGCCTTGGCCGCAGCTCCCAAGGGGGACAAGAGCGGCATTAGGGCAGAACTGACGGCAGCCAATGCGGAGCTGCGGCGGCATACCCAAACCATGGACTCCCTGAACGCCAAGTGGCAGGGTCTGGGGGAGGACATCACTGCCGGGGCGACCCGGCTGGCGGGAATGCGGGAGCAAGCGGGGATGCTGGAGGAGCAGATCAAGGCCGACTCCGGGGCCATGGCAAAGCTCCGAGGCGCGGCGGGCAAGGCCCTCAGCTCCATGCAAAAGGGCTTTCGCAGAATCGGGAATATGGTTTTTAACGTGTTTGGTTACAGCCTCATCTTCTCCATCCTTAGCTCTTTGCGCAATTATCTCTCTAAAATCATCGGCTCCGTGCCGGAAGTGAAGCAGGCTCTGTCCAATGTGAAGGGCGCTCTCATGACGGCGGCGCAGCCGCTGGTAAACGTTCTCATCCCTGCCGTTGTGAAGTTTCTGAACCTGCTGACCCGCGGGGCGCAGGCCCTCGCCAACGTGACGGCGAGGCTTTTTGGCACCACGGCCTCCCAGAGCGAAGCCAACGCCAAGGCTCTCTACGACCAGGCGAATGGCTACGAAGAGGTCGGGGATGCCGCAAAGAAAGCAAACAAACAGCTCGCAGCCTTTGACGAATTGAACATTTTGGGAAGCGATAGCGGTTCCGGCAGCTCTGTAAGCGCAAGCAGCAGCGCCTCCGGGGAAACAGCGCCGAATTTCTCCCAGGACATGGAACGGGAGCTGGGAGCGCTGGAGATGCTGGCGGGCGGTGCGCTTCTGGCGCTGGGCGCCGTGCTGGCGTTCACAGGGGTCAACATCCCTCTGGGGATTGCCTTGATAGCGATGGGGGCTGGAAGCTTGTATGCGGCGGTGGCGGGAGATGACGGGGCTTTGAAGGCCCAATTGGAAGGCACCATCGGGGATATCGTCACCGGGATAGCACTGCTGGCTTTTGCGGTCGGAATCGTCCTAGCGTTCAGCGGAGCGAACATCCCTCTGGGGATCGGGTTGATACTGATGGGCGCAAGCGCTCTGG